AGCTGTCGGCGTATTTCCTGCCCCCGCGCTGTTGGTTGCTGTAGGCGTGCCACCAGCCTGCCAGTTCCAGCTTACATAGTTGTCGGCGTCTGAACCTGTAAGTCTTGATCTTCCGCTACCACTGTCGGTTCCAGCCTTCACTGTAAACCCATCAGAATCTATTGACGAAAGACCGCCGTTTGTGTTGCTGGTAGATTGTGCATCTGTCAAATTGCTATGAAGTGCTTGATCTCCGCTTGAATCAATGCCTCTAACGACATCAAACCACTGATGATTACTACCAAGAGAAAATGTCCTGTTTTTTATCCAGACAAGGGCTGGCTCAAAACCAACACCTTTGACTGTCCCTGTTGTGCCTGCCGCCGCTGATGCTGGTATCGGGCCTGTGTATGAGACAGAGCTAAACCCTGCGGCGGTCGTGTCGTCTGTAAAGTTCAGGTAGAAACCGTTGGTGCCGTGGGTGCCCGTATAATCTTTTGGTATCCAGATACCTTCTTTTGTTTCGCCAAACGACGATGCGGTCAACGCCGTGCCATCAACATAGTGAAACTCTGCTAAATAAGCGTCAAGGTTGTTGCCGTTGTTCCATATTCTTGACCCAATTTGTATCGTATCAGTTGACCCGATTTCTGACCAAGAAGACAAGCTGCTACGATTATCTGTACCAAATCCACCGCCGCCAGACGCACTGTCATCTTGATCAACTCCATTTATGTAAACTTTAAGTCTATTTGCATTAGCGTTACCAAATTCATCAGCGGCGCTGTTATCAGCATCTGATTTTACAACGATGTTGTACCACGCAGAGGTGTCACGGAACTTAGCATTTGTGTGGAGTATTGCTGACCCATTATTTTGTATGCGTATAGTGTTATCAGTCTGAAACTGGATGGAATCAGTATTATTGTCACTTCCTCCTGATGCCGCTGTTCCATCACCATCCCTAAACCCGACATCAATAATATCTTGCGTGGTGCCGAGTGTGTTTCGCTTGATCCAGAATGATATCGTCCAGTCAGTGTTGCTAGTGCCTACACTGTCAGGCTGAAAATGTAGTCTACTGGCTGAATCGTCACTAAAACGTAACGAACGCTCTAGCAAGTAAGGGTAAAACCCCGTGCTTGCACTACTGCCACCGATTCCAAAAAGACTACTCATTCTTAATCCCTGTAGCCGCCCCCGGCCTTTTTATAGGCAGAAGCTAGCATTTGCGCTTTTCTCGCACTCCACTGACCCGGCCTCCCGCCTTTTCCGCCAGCCTTGATGCGATTGAAGAGACGCTTTCTCATCGAAGGCTTGGTGTAGTTGCCAGCCTCGTTGACGCGGCTCTTGGTCTTTTTCTTAGGTCGTGATGGTTTACGAGGAGCCATCAGAACTCTCCCTTCTTCATGGCGTCCGAGAGTTTCGTCGCCCGTGATTTGACCTGTCGTGCCCAACGCGAATCGAGCATCTCGACGGATGCGGTGTCGAAGTCGCCTGCCTCGATAGCAGCCCACATCTTTTTAAATTTACAGAGGCGTGGCACGCCCATATTGAATGCCATGTCCATTACAATCAGTTGACGTACTGCGTCGAGGTCGTATACACAGGGCTTCGCTCGTGTTAGCTCGTTCTCTACGATTGCAATGTCATTGGTGGCTAGATAATACGCATCCGCTTCTGTAATGCCGTGTTCGTAAACAGCATCTATGGAGGGAATGTCCATGTAATCAAGTTCTTCTTTACTGATCCCTCGACCTTCTAAATTGCGCCCGATACCTATAGTGTCGATGCCGAGAGTGTCTTTGTATACGGTAAGAACCAAGCCTTCGTGCTGTCTTACCTTTTCTACAAATGTATTTAGGTCGTATTTCATTCCGCGTTTTATGTTATTTGCATTCATCATTCTTTTGCCTCATGCCCCATCCACACCGCAAACGCACCTGTCATGGCTCCCGTCACCACACTTACAAGTGCTGCCTGTTGGCTTGTCGGGTCTGGTATCCCCATGAACCACTCCACTACGCGCCACGCTGATATCGACATCCCCAACATCATCAAACGGGGGAGTATCCTCCACCGGAGTATTCTTTCCATAGTAACTTCGGCCATGCTTATCTTTTCCCAAAGAATTTAGTAGCGCTACGAACGCCAAATGAGGCAGCAACGATAATCCCCAGAGAATATTGATACCATTGCGGCATAGCTTCGAGTTGTGCGAATCCATTAGCTACCACTCCTTCCATGCCCGGGATGAATGCAAGAATCAATGGCACCGAAAACAAAATAACCAGCCATTCGTCTTTCCACGATGACTGGCTTCCACGTGCCATTTCTAAATCCCATTCGAGTTCCCCCGTAGCTTTCTTTTCCATAATGGTCGCTTCGGCTTTCGCTCGTGCGACTTTGGCTCCCGTCTCGGCTTTTGTTTTTTCGACCTTACCCTCTAGCCATGTACCAGCTAAGTTGGCTATCGGGCCGATCAGCGCAGTTAGCATTTCCACCTCTTCCGCGCCTGTCTAAGGCGGCTATTCGGATTCTTTGCAGCCTTCGGAAACTTCTTCATCTGTCCAGCAGAACGCGCACAAAATGACTTGCGCCGTTTAGCTGCCTTGCTTCCGGGCTTTACTTTGCCAGTGACTGCAGTCTTAAGTTTAGAACCGGGGTTCTTACGGCGATACGCAGCTACCCCAGCCTTAGTCATACCCGCGCCCTTTTTGGTAGGACGAAAGTTCTTTTTGTTACGGGCTGGCATGTTGTCAGCTTTGCGTGCCACTAGCGTTTCCTTGCGGTTTGTGCGGCACGCTTAAAGTTGCCAGTTGTTGGTGCGCCCTTGCTACCCGGCTTACGCATCTTTTCACCGCTACCGGCTTTGATACGACGACGCTTGGCTGCAATATTGGCATATAGTCCGGGACGTTTTGCCATCTCACTACACCCTTACGAGCTTGTAGCCCTTTGCTTTGGCAGCAGCACGGATTGCCGCGAGGGTCATTGCGCCGCCACGCTTACCGCCTTTAGCCATGCCCTTAGCCTTCATGGCTTTGCCGCCCTTCTTCATCATCATCTTACGGCCACCACGCATACCGCCCTTAGCCATGCCTTTGGCTTTCGTCTTGCCGCCGCGCTTCATGCCTTTACTCTTCTTCATCATCTTCTTCATAATCGCTCTCCGCATAGAGGTTGTCGAATACCCGTGCCGTGTCACTTACGTAGTTCGGGTCTTGTTTTGAATGATGGACCCACTGACTTGGGGCAAAGTCGGGTGGTCCTTCGCCTGTCACAAACCATGCAGGGTTGGTGACTCTTACTCTGTTGTTGGGTAGTGCAACCATATTGCCTGTCCACTTACCCGCATCGAGTAGTTCTAGCACATGACTTTGTTTATGTTGGGCAGGGTCATCTGCTACTTCTGTGTCTGTGTAGTCCACTGTAAAGTAGTACTTGGCTGGATAGAACTCCCCATCTATCTTTGCCAACCACGGACAAGGTGTGGCTCTGTTCAATACAAACACCGAGTGATGATGTGATTGACAGTCCCACGGCTGGGCTAAGTACGTTGGCATAGGTTCGGGCCATTCGTCGAAGGGCGTGTCACCTACGAGTGCTGTGAGAGGCATACGTGCCCACATTGCACCGCCATGTACATTCTCTTCCTCATCACACCCTGTAAATAACACCTGAAAGGATAGGGTACGCATCGGCAGAGTCGTGACTGCTATCGCCATTGCGTGTAAAAACTCGCCCTGATAGCGGTCGTGATTCGTTGTGTATTCTCTACGTACCCATGTTTTGAAATAGGGCACATTGCTTGTTATGTAGTTCATAAGCGAAACTCCTGTCATTTTCCCGGCAGGGGTTCCTGCTTATATCATATATAAGTAAAAGGGTCAAGGGGGCAAGACGCCCCCCTGACAGGTTGGTTAGGCGAACGCTGCTGCTGTTTCGGCAGTGCCCATCTCTGCAATTACTGCAAAGACACGGACCTTACCGTCGAACGCTGCTGTGTTCGCAGACAGATCAATCGTGTCTGCTGCAGTGTACAGCTTGGCTGTACCCGCTGCGTTGTTGATCTCGTGACCTGTTGCACTACCAGAAACATCTTCTACGTACAGGTCGTCGTCGTCACCGTCACCCAAATCAAGTGTCGGAGAACCAGTCGATGCTGCAGTAACAACTTCAACACCAGCCATCAGGACGAGCGTGTTAGCGTTCATCTCGATAGCCTGAACAGTGTCAGAAGTGGTCAAACTGGTAGATGAGAAGTCGAGAACAACTTCAATGATCTGTGGCTTGATGCCAAGAGGGACGCCTGCGACAGCGCCAGTTACAGTGTAAGTAGCCATTACTAAGCCTCCCTATTAGTCAGTCTTAAT